TCGGCTACTGGGGCGGCATCTCGCTCGAGATGGTGCGCGACAAGACGAACGCGATCAGCGGCCTCTACACCCTGGTGGCGAATGCCTACTATGACGGTGGCGTCGCTCGTCCGAAGTCCTTCGCCGCAATGCTCGACGCACTCGGTGACTGATCCCTGACATGAGCTTGGTCCCTTACATCGATCGACACGCTGGTCAAACAGCATGGATCTTTGGCAAGGGGCCAAGCCTTCAATTTTTTGATTTCTCTTCCGCTGGAAAACTTCGCTTTGCCATCAATGACGTTATTGCTCACATTCCTGACTGCCAATACGGCTTCGCCAATGACGGCGTCGCCCGGTGGCGTGATGCATACCGCCCAGGGCAAACGCTTTTTCAGCCACTCCGCGCCATGCAGGAGTTCGATTCTCGAAATGGTGCGGTCGCTTGTGATGTGGTCACCTACGAAGACACGCACAATCAACACATTCTTTCCTCGCGCGTGGAAGATCACGCGCAATCTCTTTGCATTCGCCCCGGCACGCTGGGAAGCGCTCTCCAGATCCTGCGCATCATGGGGATCCGCACGATTCACCTCGTCGGCTTCGACGGTGGTGGCCATCACGCCGGCGGCTTCGCCTGGCGAACCCGGCTCCGCGCAGATCACGCCCGGGACTACGACCAAATCAAGGCTGCTGCCATCATTTCCGCTCAAATCATGGGCCTGACCTTAACATTTCACAACGAACCAACCATGGACCATTCCGAAACCAAAACCGTCCAATTCACGCGCAGCGTGTTTGCCGAGGGCAATCCCTATTCCGTGGGCGAAATCGCACGATTCAGCACCAAGATCGCGGCCGAACTGATCGTCGCGGGTGCTGCCGTTTACGCGAAGCCCCAACAGCAGCCAGTCGCCGCCACCACGCCCGCACCGGTGCCAACCGCACCAGCACCAGTCGAACCTGTCAAAACCAAGCGCAAGAAATAATGCGACCGCACTACACAATCACGTCGTCTCCCGCAAGCGAGCCAATCACGGCAGAGCAAGCGGCGGATCATGTGCGGATTGATAGCAATGATGACCTTGCGTATGTCCGCGATCTTGTGAGCGTCGCTCGCGAGTATTTCGACAGCATGACGGGCCGCTCGTCGGCTCAAATTTCCTATTTGCTGACCGCTTCGAAGTGGTCGGACCTGTTCGACAACGTGCCGAGCGCAAGCAATCGTTCCACACCCCGCGACCTTTACGCGATCCCGCTTTTCCGCACGCCTCTCATCTCGGTGGAGTCGGTGAAATACTACGCACCGGATGCCGAAGCACTCACCACCATGAGCGCGAGCGACTACCGCGTCGCCACCGCCACGGAGCCGGGCATCGTGCAACTCAAGGAAGCCCCGCCCGAAGTAGCGGACCGAGTAGACGCGATCCAGATCGCCTTCACCTCGGGCAGCGACTGCACGCCCGCCATGAGTAAGCACGCGATCAAGATGCTCGTCGCCCATTTCTACGAGCAGCGCACGCCTGTGGCCTTTACCAGCGTGCAGCAAATCCCCTTCACCCTTCAAGCCATCATCGACAATCAACGAGTCAGAGGACATTTCGCATGAGAATCATCGGGAAAATGGATCGCCGGATCACGATTGAAAAGCGAGCTCTCACGAGTGACGCGGCAGGCGGGATCGTCGAGACATGGACGGATGAGATCAAGCTGTGGGCGGAACGCATTGACCGCTCCGGCAAGGAATCCTTCATCGCCGATTCTGATCGTGCGGAAGCCGGCATTGACTGGCGCATCCGCTTCAATCCCCTACTGCGCGGCCTGAACGGTGCGAGCGGGTATCGCCTCGATTACAACGGGCTCAAATACGACATCCACCACGTCACCGAGGAAGGCCGGCGCGATGGCATGATCCTCAAAACACTAACGACGGAGGGCGTCTCATGAGCATGGCACAATCCAGAATCATCGGGCTCGATGCGATCAAGCGAAAGCTGGAGGCGCTCCCCGAGCAGCTTCGCCGGAAGGCGTATCGCAGCGCGTTGTCGTCCGGCGCTCGCGTGATTGCGAAGGCAGCCAAGCGCAAGGTCGGCAAGGGAGAATCCGGCATGCTGAAAAAATCCATCGGCATCAAATACCTGCCCGCCACCACCCGCTCGCAGGCACTTGGTCTCGTCGGTCCCAAGCGTGGCAATGGTGGGATCTACAACGGCCAACGCCGCAACCCGACCCGCTACGCCCACCTGGTCGAGAAAGGCACGCGGCATTCCGCGGCGAAGCCATTCCTGCGCCCGGCAATGATCGAGACGCAATCCGAAGTATTCATGAAAATGTCAGCCATGATCGACCGCGCCATCGCGCGCGAACTTGCGAAAGGGGGTGCCCGATGAGCTGGCAGGAAGATGTGGTGGCCGCGATCTTGGGCGACCAAACGCTTGCTGGTTTGATCGGCACCCGGGTCTTTGCCGATGTCGCACCAGGCGAAGCGATCGCCCCGCTGATCGTGTATCAGCAAATCAGTGAGGAAGGCGACACGATGTTTGACGGGACGCGTGACGTGATCTTCCCGCTCGTTCAGTTCTCCTGCTGGTCGCCGAGCAAGATCGGAGCCATCGCCCTGGCATCGGCGCTGCGTGACGCCATCGAAGGGAAGAACCTTGACGGGGATTCCTTCGCGTCCCTCGGATTTTCGAATCAAGAATCGACCCGCGACCAACAAACGAAACTTTTCTGCGAACGCATTGACTATCGCGTCAGCTGCAACCGGAACTAACAACAAAAACAAATACGAATATGGCAATCAAAACATTTGGAACTACTGTGACAGTCAACACCATTGCGGTGGGTGGCTTGATGGGCGCTGAGTTTTCCGGCGCAGACGTGAACAATATCGACACCACCACCTGGGATGCGGATGACAACACCCGCACTTTCATCGGCGGTCTCATCGAACCCGGCTCGCTCGAGCTTTCCGGCAACCTGATTCCTGCCGATGCGGGTCAAGTGGAGCTGGAAGCGGAAACGGGCAACGTCGCTGAGGTTGTGGTGACCTACGTTGACGGGACCACCGTTGAATTCGACGCCGTGGTCGGCGCGATCAACATCGGCAGCGATCTTGATTCCAAGCTGGAATTCACCCGCTCGCTGAAAGTCTCCGGCGCTCGCACGATCACTCCACCGACTCCGTAATCCATGCCGCATAAAATCACAATCGCAGGACGAGAAATCACCCTGGAGTGGACGCAGGAAACCGCGAAGCGATTCGCGTTCCGGCTCGCTGGTATCGGCGGCATGCCCACATCGAGACAATTCACGCAACCGCAATCAGCGGCCGCGGCAGTTGTCAAGGTGCTCTGGGCATTGCTGCCGAAATCGGATTTTATGCGCTATGAAACGCCGGAGGATTTATTCGTGGACATCGACGGCGAGGCGGAACACCTCGCGATTGGTCAGGCCGTGACTGCCATCTTTTCGGAGATGGCGCCTACGCCTGAAAAAAAAAGGACTTCGAAGAAATAGCATTCGCCCGCATTGAATTGGGATTGACGGAACAGGAATGGAACGGATCACACCCACAACAATGCGAGGCATACATGGAGGCGTGGACAAACAAGGACAACCGCGAACGGGCAAGGGTGGCACTCTTGCAGCACATCATTGCAGTCAGCGGCGGGGTAAAAATTCAGGGGCGCGCACCACGATTCGAAGATTTCTACGCCGCTCCGAAACGCAAAAGATCACCCGAGGCCGCTGAGAAAATCGCACAATTCCAACTGAACGCACTGAAACGAAAAGCAGAAAAACATGGCAAGAAGTAAATCCATCGGCAGCATGTATGTGGCGCTCGGCCTGAACGACAAGAAGTTCAAGGACGGCATGAACAACGCGAGCAAGAAACTCGCGGAGTTTTCGAAGACCTCTGCAAAATACATCGCCGCCGGTGCGGCCGTCGCCGGGACTGCCATCGCCGCAACCATGACAAAAGCGGTCAGTGCGGCATCTGACCTACAGGAAAGCGTCAGCAAGTCGGAAGCCGTATTCGGCGCCAGTGCGCAGGACGTGCAGGCGTGGGCGAAGACTTCGGCCAATGCGTTCGGCCAATCGAATCAGCAAGCACTCGAAGCCGCGGCGACCATCGGCAACATGATGAAAGCCATGGGCATGGCGGATGCCGAATCTGCGAAGATGTCGAAAACGATTGTCGAGCTCGCGTCGGACTTGGCATCGTTCAACAATACCAGCATTGACGAAGCCATCACCGCGATCAACGCGGCCCTGCGTGGAGAATCGGAACCGATCCGGCGCTACGGCGTCCTGCTCGACGATGCCACGCTGAAGGCGGAAGCATTCGCCAAGGGCATTTTTGACGGCAAGGGGTCACTCGACCCAGCAACGCGCGCGCTCGCGGCCTACGACGTGATTCTGCGCCAAACCAAGACCGCCCAGGGAGACTTCGCGAGAACGTCTGACGGATTGGCGAACTCATCGCGGACCCTGCAAGCGCAGATCGCCAACGCCACCGCAGGACTAGGGCAGGGATTGCTGCCCGCGATCCAAGCGATCACCAGCGCTCTCAAGGGCGTGGACACGCAGGGATTCGGCGAGAAGCTCGGCGGCATGATTGGCGATTTCGCCGCGGAGTGGGTTTCGATCTTCTCCGATGGCACCACATGGGAACTGCTTGTGCTGAACTTTGAGCTGGCACTTGCAAAAATGATGCAGTCGCCCGGGCTCAAGCAGATCAACATGATGCTTGATCGTCTCACTGGCAACACGGGACCATTCAACGCCGAGAATGGCGGCACGGTCAGCCTGCTCGAGCAGCAGATCGAGGCCGTATATGACCGCATTGCCAAGCAGGCCGAGGAAGATGCGGTGAAAAAAGACAAGGCGCGCAGGGAATCAGAATCCCCCACAGCCCCGACCGCGCCCACAGCGCCAGTCGTGCCCATTGTCGCGCCCGAACCTGCAAAAGCACCCGATCCGATCGAGCGCATGCAGATCGATGACTACACCCGCCGCGGACTGGCCATGTCGGCGAATCCCGGCGACACGCAGAACAAGATTTTGAAAGTGCAGGAAGCAATCCGCGACATCCTGAAAGCTGCGAAAATTCAGGACAAACAACTCGTCTGGTAAAATATCATCATGGCCGATCCTCTCATCAACTACATCAAGCCGGAATACCCGAAGACCGAGAACACGGAGTCGGCGTATATTACGCGCATTGAGTATATTGGACCCACGGACACCATCGTCCCGGGACTGCCGGCACCCGGGGCCGCGTGGGGCGATTACCCTGGGCAAGTCAAATCCGCCACCAGCGAGCCCACCGAGGACGCCACCGTTTCCGT